AAAATGTTGGCACGCTTTAAAACATTTATTGATAAAGTAATTATACCATCACTTGCAATAAAGATGACATTCGATTATGAATTTGCTGTTGATGTTATTGCGTGGTTGAATCATCTTGACAGCAAATAACGCAGCAACATTAACAAGGTTGTTGATTATGTAACCGCAGGTGTGAACAAATATCGATTTAAAGGACATGTTAAGACTGATGAAAAGATGTTTGTTGACCTTGAAGTTGTGGATGGTGTTTTAGTTATCAAGTGGCCAAGACCACGATTGATTACTGCACCATTTGACCATGAGAAATACATTGTTGGACCATTCATTTATTATGTTTAAAAAGCAATGTATGAACTTGATTATTCGTCAGTCAGTGGTCTCAATTGGTCATAAAGATCATAACGAATGTATAATCACTATGATCCAATAAATGCTATTTTTGTTATACAAGGTGATTTTTCATCTTTTGACTCATGCTAACATGCAGAATTGTTGACTATTGTTGATAAATCGCGCTATGAGTTATTCATTGACAAATTTATTACGACTATAAATGTCAAGGATATGCATTAATTTAAAAGTTACCTTTTTAACTATTACCAAGAAGTGACAGTACGACATTAAAAGAAAATTATTGCTAGTTATCATGTTAATGGTACTGTACCATCAGGACGCAATAACACATCAGAAGGTAATGGTGCACGCTCACGAAATTATGTCCGTTTCGCAATTCATGATTACGCTGTAATGCGAAAATTAACAGTGCCAGTTGAGAAAACTGATTATGTTGTTTTCTCAGATGGTGATGACTGGGTTGTATTTTCACGTGATTGGTGTAAACACTAAATCCAACACTCAGTCATGTCAATTGGTGTTCAGAAGGTTGATTTAAATAATCTTAAACCATTTGGTCTTGGATAAGTCATCAAAAAGATATCAATAGGTAATCTTGATGATTATGAATTTTGTTCAACACATGCTTTTGTTCAATCAAATGGGCATTTGCGCTATATGCGCATAATGAAAAGATTTTTCCAATTAACACCATGGACTTTGTCAGTTAATCCATAAACACGGAATAGTGATCTGACAGTCCGTTAATTATGTTACAATGAAGGGATCAATATATTATCATGGGCATAAGGTTTGCCAATTTTTGATGCATATGCCCGTATGTTGATGCGTGTTGGGACCCCAGGATCAGCAACTGATAAGAATG